TCAGACAACAAGTTAAATCTAATATCAAAAATTTACTTCTTACATCAAGAGGTGAAAGAGTTTTTCAACCAAACTTTGGTTGTGGTTTAAGAGATTTGTTATTTGAACAAATAACACCACAAACTTTAGAAAGTATAGACAATGATATTAGAACTTCATTATCTACTTGGTTACCTTATGTTGTTGTTAATGATTTGATTGTTGTTCAGAATGATAGTAATCCAAATGAAATACAAATAAATTTAGAATACACTACCGAAGTGGACCCTGACACACTTGACAGCATAACATTTAATTTAGTTGTAGGAGAATAAAATGGCTACTAATGTAGATTATAATACAAACAAAAAAATAGTAAAGAAAGATGTAAGTTATCTCGGTAGGGACTTTTCTTCCATTAGACAAAATCTAATAGAGTTTGCAAAAACTTACTTTCCAAACACATACAATGATTTTAATGAATCATCACCAGGTATGATGTTTATTGAAATGGCGTCTTATGTTGGAGATGTGTTAAATTACTATGTTGATAATCAATATAAAGAAACACTAATAGAGTATGCTGAAGAAAAGAAAAACATTTTTGATATTGCACAATCATTAGGATATAAACCATCTCTTGCGATTCCAGCTACCGTAGAATTACAAGTATCACAATTAGTTCCAGCTAAAGATGATGGAAGTGGTGTATTTGAACCAGACTTAAGTTATGCTGGAGTGTTGTCTGCAAATTCCATAATTACATCAGATACTGGTGTAGACTTTACTTTACTTGATGATGTTAATTTTAAAGTATCGAGTGAGTTAGATAGAAGAATAGATGAAGTTCAAGTTCCTACATCTGGAACAGACCCAAATCAATTTAAACTTACAAAAATGGTGTTAGCAAAATCTGGTGAAACCGTAACTGAAACTTTTTCTTTTGGTAATGCTAAAAAGTTTGACAAGTTAGTTTTGTCTAATGACAAAGTTACAGAAATTGTTTCCGTAACCGATAGCAATAATAATAAATTTTATCAAGTTCCATTTTTAGCACAAGACACAGTATTTGAGTCAATAGAAAACACAACTCTTAACGACCCAACATATTCTGCATTTCAAAACGATACACCTTATATGTTGAGATTAATTAAAACAGCTAGAAGATTTACAACTTATGTTCGTGATGATAATCGTATGGAATTAAGATTTGGAGCAGGAGTTAGTGATAATCCAGATGAAGTGATTGTTCCTAATCCAGACAATGTAGGTTCAGCATTAAGTTTTGGTGTTACACATTTAGATACTGCTTTTGACCCAAGTAATTTTATGAAAACCAGAACTTTTGGTTTAGCACCAAGTAATACGACACTAACAGTTACATATCGTTTTGGTGGAGCAGTAGAACATAATGTTAGAAGTAATACAATTAGGTTTCCAAAAAATATTACTTTTACAATTCAAGAAGACGGATTAGATTCATCACTTGTACAAACATCAAAAGATAGTTTATCTATTAATAATCCGACACCAGCATCAGGAGGTTCAAGTGAAGAAACTCTTACAGAAGTAAAACAGAATGCAAGTGCTTACTTCAACGCACAAAACAGAGCAGTAACACAAGCAGACTACATAACAAGAGTTTATTCTTTACCACAAAAATATGGAAACATAGCAAAAGCATTTATTGTTCAGGATAAACAACTACAAATTAATAATGATATTACTGAAGAAATCGATAACCCACTTGCATTGAATATGTATTTATTAGGTTATGATAGTAATAAGTATTTAGCAAATGTAAATGAAGCTGTAAAACAAAATTTAAAAATGTATTTATCTCAATATAGAATCGTAACAGATGCTATCAATTTGAAAAATGCATATATTATTAATTTTTCAATAAAGTTTGGAATCATAACTCAAAGAGGGTATAACCAAAACTCAGTATTGTTTAAGTGTATTCAAAGAGTTAGAGAACATTTCAACATTGATAAATGGCAAATCAATCAACCTATCGTATTAAGTGATGTAGCATATCAAATATCATTGGTAGAGGGAGTAGCGAGTGTAGTACCACCAGACGGAAACGAACCTGGAAATCCATTAGTCGTTGTTGAGAATAAAGCAACAACATCAGAAGGATATAGTGGTAATGTTTATGACATCGCACAATCAACAAAAAACGGAATAGTTTATCCTTCAAAAGACCCAAGTATATTTGAATTAAAATATCCAGACACCGATATTATTGGTAAAGTATTAGGAGAAATATAATGCACTATTTTGAATTTGGAGATAAAGACGCAACAATTTATTCAGGTGGAACCACTTCATCAATCAATACTGGTGCAGATGAAATTCTTGAAGTAAATAAAACTGTAGCTAACAATGGTTCAGTACAAAATGTTTCAAGAGTGTTGATACAATTTGATTATTCATATATTTCATCATCAATACAAAGTGGTAAGATTTCATCAGGTGCAAAGTTTTATTTAAATTTATACGACGCTGGTTCAACAGAATTATTAAGAAATCAAAACTTATTTGCTTACATAGTAAGTGGTAGTAGTTGGACAGAAGGAGATGGTAAACTTGACCACGACCCAGTAACAACAAATGGTGTTAGTTATCAATATAGAAACCACGATGAAAAAACACCTTGGGTATCAACATCAACACTAACTGACGGAGGTTCTTGGTGGACAGGAAGTCAAGGTACAGGATTATCAGTAAGTAGTTCTTTTGGATTGACCAAGTCTACACAAGATGTTAGAATGGACATTACTGACTTAGTAAATCTACACATCTATTCTTCATCGTTATTTCCTAATCAAGGATTTTTAGTCAAGAGAGAATCTTTATACACGGGTTCAGCAGACTTTTCGTACAATCCAGGAAGTGATACAACAAAAGATGAAAGTAGTACAACAAGACTTGGAGATTTAAAGTTTTTCTCAACAGAAACACATACAATCTATCCACCTAAATTAGAAGTAGAGTGGGACGATAGTTCTTGGTCAACAGGAAGTTTATCACCACTATCATCAACTGATTTAGAAAGGTTGAAAGTTTACTTCAAGAATTTACGAGAAGAATACAAAGAAAGTTCTATTGTAAAGTTTAGAGTAGTTGGTAGAGAATTATATCCTACTACTGCTTTCGCAACAACACCAGCAGAATTAGATGTAAAGTATTTACCGAGTGGTTCAATATACTATCAAGTAAGAGATGCTGATACAGAGGAAATAATTGTTCCATTTGGAACAGGTTCAAAAATTAGTTGTGATAGTTCAGGTAATTATTTCAACTTATGGATGAACGGATTTCAAGCAGAAAGAAATTATAGATTTACAATTAAGGTTGTAAGTGGAAGTGGAACAACAGACGAACAAATAAACTTCTACGATGACGAATATGAATTTAGAGTAGTGAGGTAAATATGCCATATCAATCAACAGAAAAAGCAGTAGCAAATTCAGAATACTATGAAAAATTTAGAGAACTTGAAAGAGAACGAATAAGAAAACAGATACTTGCGAAAAGAACTGATTATAAAACTAATCCAAATTTTAAAACAAGTGTTACGAGAGATAATCGTGGTTTTTTACTTTCGTTTGCTGACCCAATAGCATTTGGTAAAGCAGATGAACAAGAATATGAACAAGTTACAGTTGTAATAAAAGAAAAATTTTTTAACTCAAGATATACTTCAAAACTAAACAGAACTTTTGAAGACTTATAAGGATTACTAATGTCTAAGAAATTTGGATTCACACCAAGAGAAATATCAACATATTTCAAGCCAGAGCCTGGAAGTATATCAAGCTATGGTAGAATATTTGATTATAATTTAATAGATGATGATTTTCAAGCACCTTATATTCATCAACGAGATTATATTAAGTTATTCGTTATTGATATCGATACAGATGAAGTTTTAAAAACATCAATAGTTAGAGTTCGTGATGCTAGTCCAGACTTTAGTAGAAAGACTTTAAAGTTAAATGTTGGTCAACACCTTAGAGACTTAGATTATGAAACGGGTGATTATAGAGTATTATATAAATTTTTAAGAAAGATTTCCGGTGATGAATTACAATACTTTGTCGTAGATGAAAATGGACAAGTTTACAATGGACCATATGGAGTTGGACCCAACGAATCATATCCAGGATATTACAAAATAATTGAGGGTGATTTAGACTTAGAATCACCAGTTGAAGTTAATCCATTCACATATGAATTAGATGAGTTTAATGATTCAGGAAATGAAATTTCTTTAAGACCAGCTAATTACATTTCAGATGATGTCTACATAAGAAACCTAAGAAACTTAGATTTAAATTTAGTAAACTATCCTAATAAACCATATAGAGATGACCTTACACAATACAATACACTTCCGTTTTCATTAAAGTTCAATCACACAACAAACACAATAACACTACAAACAGAACAACAAACAGAAGAACCTTTTAAATTTACACAAGGTATGGTTGGTTCAAAAGTGGTTTTTGAAAACTACATTAGAGCATATGTTCCGGTTCACTTGAAATTCGCACCATTACTTGACCCA